AACTGTGTCTGCACCCGAATATGTAGTGTGAAATATGATACCTAGTTGTGCACCAGCGATGCGCTGACCTAGATTGCTGTCGACTGGCACAGCATAGGTAATAGTGTTAGGAGTGAACACGTAGCAGTCTTCGTCATTTACGTTTACTGTAGAGACCTTGCCTGGAGTAAACATCAAGTCACCCTGCACTACCCCACCAATGTTTAACTTGCTGAGATATTTCAATGCTGACAATAATATTTCTGCTAGTTCAGGTTGATCACCATACCATTGTTCGATGTTCTTAGCTGACTTACAGAGCTTAGGTTCACCTTTGCTAAACACTGCTTTAGTGCCTACAAAGAATTTACTATCCGCTGGATCTGTGCCACAGATGATCGCTGGGCTTCCGTCCCATTTAACTGTCAGCTGTGTAGTAGTGCCTGTGCCTTCTGCCAACATATGGCGTAGACTATCGATGTAGTTAAGTGCTTCTTCTGCCCCAGCATAGCCATTGTTGAACACTAGATCTTCTACGTGCTCAAGATGGGTATTCTTGCTTTCTGTTAGCAAGAAGTTGGGAGTCTGGCCTTTTATCTCAAATAATTTCATTGTTGCCCTTGTTGATTCTGTAGTGCTGCTTGTAATTTTGCTTGTAATTTAGCCTGTTCATCTGGAGTAGGTTGTCCAGCACGAGGGGCTGGTTGTATTTTACTAGTATCTACCTGCGGTGTTTGTGATACTGGTGGCGGGCGTGGAAGGCGCACTGGCTGTGATGGTGGTAGGTAACCTGGCCGTGACAGACCATCCTGACCTTGATAATAGTAATTGTTTAAATCATTGATGCTATAGGAATTTGTAACTGGCTGATTTTTTTCGTCTGTCCATCCCTGCGGTTCCATTATAAATTTACCTATTCCAGGTACTTCTACTTCCGTTCCTACAGGAATTTTTTTACCTATTGTATTTGTCGCTTGGGTAAATTTCCCATCTGCTGCTCCTATAGTCTTGGCAAGATCTCCCATGAACGTTCCAGCATTTTTAGCTTTTAATTGCGCTTGTTGAGAATATTCTTTCCCAAGAAGTTTCTTTGGTTGTGGAAATTCTTGTGCAGCCTGTTGATCAAATCTCTGTTGTCGAGCTTGCATGGTTTGTTGATAATTTTGTTTAGCATAATTAGCAACAGCACCTGCACCTTGCTTGATACCTTGACCAATAGTGCCTGCACGTTGTTTGACGTTTTGGCCAGCTGTTTTAAGATTATCCCAAACACCTTCTGTTATGATTTCATTAATCTTCATTGTTGATCTTCCTGATTCCGCGTGAGAATTTAGCTGGGTCTTGGCCTTTGATAGCATTTAATAAGCGATTCTCTAACTTGGTTGCTGTTTCAACATCGTAGTTTTCGTGGATATACTTGATGAGGTTGATAGCCCCATTGATGATGTTATTAGCACGGCTCTCAAGGAGGTTTTCCTTGTCTTTGTGTGTTAATAACTCGTCTAGCTCAGTGAGTAGACTACGTGTGCGTTTCTGCAAGATCTTTGCTCCAGTTTAGAGTATTTATCGAAGATATCTAGAATAGAACTCTGCGACTTCTGGAAATGTTTTTGTCCAATCCTGCCCTCTAATAGCATCAAATTTCTGTATTTCTGCTATCATAGCAGTGATTTCTGCGGGATTTTCTTGCCAGTCTGGTTTAACTAAATTAATTAAGTTAGTAGATCTAATAGAGTCTACATAACTTTGTGATAAATTATCTAAACTAAACGTACCGCCAGCAATATGTCTGGTATGATTTATTTGGTCACCAAGCCTGTTGATAGCAAAGTTATTTTTAGCCCAGCTTGCTAGTTCATCTTGATAATAAAGATTAAAAATACTTACAGTTTCTTCTACTAGGAACATCATATTCACCGGCAATGTTTTTCTTAGATTATCAATATTATCCACCACTTGATTCCAATTGGCGGGCCACCGCAGATATTCAAAACGATCGTTGACTCCATCTAAACTGATGTTTATAGTTATGAGATGAAATCGTTCAATAGTAGGAAAATATTTTGTATCAATGGCCTGAGTACCATTTGATTGAAAACATAAAACTATCTTATCTTTAGCATGCGGGCACATATCTGCTATTGCTTCTGCTACCTGCCAATAGGCATTGCCCATCAGGGTTTCGCCACCACAGAATACCACCATTTCCAAATTACTGAGATCCAAAGTTTTTAATACAGTAATCATCTCATCAGCACGGGATATAGGAGATGTAGAACTAAATTCTATTTTATTTTCTTTAAGGTGTCGTTGCCAATAGGTACTAGAATGTGGTCCACAGGTTCTACAGGCTAGATTACAACTAACATCAAATAACAAATCTAATCTTTGCGGTCCGGACAGATTTTTTTTAATCCCAAATTTTTCTAACATACCAGTTCTAAAACTAGTTTGCCCAGCTAGTTCATTGCCCTGACAGGTCCAGCATCCTGGATCCCATTGATTTAATTCGTTTAATTGCCGTAAAGGAATTAAGTTTTGATTATTCCATATATTATCGTCAAGATTAATGTCATTGGCTGCGGCGGAAACGGTATATAAACAACAGTGGCGCGCTTGTATTTTATTGTTATTTTTTAAAGATATTTCTAATCCCCCATGAATCATAGGGCAATGGATATTTTGTGTCATTCTGAAGTATTCTTAAGCCCAGCTAGCATGCTCTTAAGTTTACTGCTATCTACACCCGCTTGTATCTTAGATTCTTCGCTAGATGCTACTGTTGAACCTGTTTTGATCTGACTTAGTATATTAGTAGCACCAACACCACGTAGACCACTTTCTTGTGCTTCTTCACCTGGGTCAGTGATGCGTAGACTTTCTAAATCAAACTCTAGATCTACTTTCATACCTACACCCGAACTACTACGTGTCTTCATAAGTTGTAGTTGATAACGACCACGCTCACGCATAGCACGACTAGTAAAGATACCAAACACGTTATCTGCTGTGTTGATCTTACTTAAACCACCTGCGATATGACTATGATCAAATTCAATCTCTTCTACTGCTCCACGATTAAGTTGTGACGCTGTGATCATCAAGATGTTAAGCTCTTTAGATAGATTACGCAACTCTTCTGATACGTATTTGTCTTTGACAAACAAATCATTAGGCGATACTTTAGCACTCACTGGCATGACCAAGTCTAAATAGTCTACCATGATAAAGTCTACTCGTAATCCTGTCTGCACTTGTAGTTCTTTAAGATAACTACGTATCTGATTTACATTACTTTGTGCTGGCATATATTTGATGCGCAGTGCACCTGACTTTTTGCCTACCATCTTGACTTTCATTTCAACAGTGTCAAGATCCTTGAACACTTCTTTGGTGCTACAGTTGGCTACCATACTGTCCATACGCATGGCGCATAACCCTTCACTGAGTTCTAATGTCAAGAACACACCGTTAAGTCCTTGTGTAACCCAATTGATCGCTATGTTCTGCATGAACAGGGATTTACCAGATCCTGATCCACCTGCAAAGATATTAAGTTCACCGCGATTCATACCACCAAACAATCTCTTGTCAAGAGTCGGCCAACCAGTGCTTACCTGTCCGTTATTGCTTTTGATTGCCAACAATCTAGCACGTGGATCTAAGAAATAATCAGTGCCCATGTCTTTGGTCAAACTTATTTGAACCGCGTCTTTGATTAGTTTCTCTACAGGATCATAATCACCCTTTTCTAACAAGTCTGCCGATTTAAGGATCGCACGTTCTAGTTCATTCCTGCGTGTAAAGCCCTCAAACTCTGCCATGAACCAACTATAGTGATCTTCTGTTAGATCCGGCACACGTTTAAGATCGACGCTGGTAACTGCCTTGACCTGTTCGTGTGTGGGCATGGCTTTATGATCATCTGTGTGAGTTTTGATAAATCTAGCCACTTCACGTAGACTACGATCAAAGTTTTCTGGATTATAGATATTCTGCACACGCACATAGCTCTGTGCGTCTTCTAGCATCATTTCTAAAAATAGTTTCTGTAGTTCTGGGGAGTATTCTTTTGTGCTCATATATTTAATTATACAGTTTCTTTTTCATTAGTTCAATCTTGAGTTTACTCGTCTGCTTACTGTCTAAGATAGTTTTCAGCACAAACAACTTGCCATATTTTACCACTGCTTCATTTACATCTTTACAAGTTTCTAACCATACAGGAAAGCTGACTGACCACCCATATTCAATTGCGTTATTGATCATCTTGACACCAGCACGGTCTTGATCAGCTACTACAATTACTTCACGACCTAGACTCTCTATAATGTCTGCCTGTGTTTCATTGCACTCATTGTTCAATACTGCTACACCATCTATGCTCATAGCATCAAACGGTCCTTCACATACGATGACAAACTTGCTGTCTGCTAGTTGATTGTTGATATTAAACACAAAGTTTGGTTCGTAGTTGCTGTGATATTTTGGTTTAACATTGTCTTCAATAGCTCTGGCAGTATAACCAATGGTCCGACCTTGCCAGATGAACGGAATAATGATTCTCTTGTGTAGATTATATTGCGCTTGACGGGTTGCGTAAAACGCATATTTGGCTATGTCAATTTTGCGTGCTACGCAATATTCCAATGCTGGATGGACATAATCCAGGGCGACTAAATTCTCTGCATCTTCTGGTAAGTCACGAGCTTTGAATTCGATCTTTTCTTCTTCAGCTTCTGCTTTTACTTCTTCTGGAGCAACCAATTCTCTGACACGGATGGCTTCTATAACTAAT